CATTGCATGGCGTACTCAAACGAGCAGTGCGGGCGTGGAGGGTAGCGGGCCATAGCCTGCCATAGCCGAGAGGGACAGGGTTTCACGTGAAACATAGGAATATACAAAATACAGTATATTATAACTTCGCATAATATTTTTTATCTAATTTTTGATACTCAACTGAATATTATAAAAAGGGGTTGTTAATTCCCCTTCTTTCCGTAAATTTGATTCAGTAATGCTTTATGAATGATACGACACGATTCAATTCTCTCATTTAATCTTTCATTGTCTTCTGACAATCTGTCGATGATCGCATTCAGTTCCCGATTTTCGTCTTCTTTGACTTCGATAATCTTTTTTAATTCTGCTATATCATGGTTATTAATTTGATTCAATTTGAACTTCACATAGCCAGAATCTGAAAATTTGATCTTTTTCTTCGTTTGAATATACCATTCTATAAGTTCGATTAATTCATCTTCATTTAATTCCGTATTGATAATAAATGTATTCTGTTTCACAGGTCTTTCCACTCCATTTCTAGGGTATTGACTTCCCCTTTTTTGTTTTTAAACATGATTTTTACATATTCATTTTCAGTTCCGATGTCGTCTATTTCTAATGAAATGTCCGTTATAGAACCTGTTGTAATTAAATCTTCAACGACTTCTAATGGGTGCTTGGTCGTAGGTATTTCAGCGATTGATTTTTTAATCCACATAATGAACCTCCTAAAATAAAAGTGCGGACAGAATCACCCTTAACGCACGGATTTCAACCCTTTTCTGCTCCGGAGGTATTTTTCAACCTTGAAATCCCGGCACAGTTACGCTAATAGTATGAATTGCCCACACTATTAGTATACCATAGTTACGGTCGGATTTCAAATGGCCTTTTTACAAGGACGATTCCACCCGGGACATGGGAAGGGACTAATTTTTCTCCGGAAATAAATCCGATTTTGAAATTCTTGAAGGTGACTGTTTCTTTGATGTTGTCAGGCATACCAGCGCATTTTATATTCTTTTCAAAGTATTTTCCTTTTGATGTATAAACGAACGCTCGTTTCCCATTGTCGATGAATTTTTTATAAGTTTGTTCGTCAATTTCTATAACCTCGATGTAGGTTTTTGCACGGATAAATCGTGCTTTGCAGAATGTGCTTTCATGTTTCCAAGCGCCTAATCGGCTTTCATGGATATCAATGTCCGGGATTTCTGTTCCGACTAAATGAATGCTGTCGGTATCGCAATAAATAATCCGGTCGTAAAGTTTCTGCGCGGTTCTGATCGTCACGTTTCTGGCGTAGGCGGTGATAAAGCTTGCAAGCGGAATATAAATCGGGTCGGAAAGTTCCTGTGCTGTCTTTGTCACTTCTTCCCCATTCTCATTAATGACCGTATAGGTTGGCAGTTTATACCCCACACTACCATCTTCTTTCAGATACGGAATTTTGCTTGTTACGTCTGGATTTTTCCCAAACTTTCCATATAAGCAATTTAGCATATCTTTTGCATTTTGCTTTTCGCTTGGAGTAGTTGCGTTGACTTTCGCCTGACCCCATTTATTAATATACTCGGTGAACAGGTTGTTTGACGCTTTGAACTTTAATCCTCGAACTCTTTCAAGGTCATAAACGTCATAGTGATCAAAGAATAATTGCAGATCGACGGAGGTCATAACCATGGCGACAGGTTCATCCTGCCCTAAACTGTTAACGCTGGTTGTCAGATATTCTGTCGAACAGTTCCGGAACATGAAGTTATTTTTTAGCTGAATCGTCGGGATATGGTTCTTTTTAACACGGAATCGACAACGGATATATTCAATGAATAATGGATAGTCCGGGTCGTGTTGATATTCCCCTTCATAGGCGATCGGATTTCCATAGGGTAGCGTTTCAAGCAACATTCTCGATGGGTATAAACTGTTGACATCAAACACAATTCCTTCTTGTATCCGTTTGTTTTGAAACTTGGGATTGACCCAGACGAAACCTCCCTTGTAGGATTGCCTGCAATCTTTATCCAGATTTAAGTCGAGGATAGGAAACCAGCTGTCGAATGTCTTTTTTCCGATGATTTCTTTATAGTCGGCCAATGCGTCGCTGGCTCGCGTCATTTTTGTTAATCCTGCGTCAAGTTTCCCCTTCAAGGCTAACGCGACAATGATAACATCATTTTTGAGATATTCAATTTCTTTTTTCGTCAGAATATGCCCTATTGGTCGGAATAAATTATAATCGATATGACCTTTTAGTTTTTTAATCGGTAATTTAAAATCTTTAGCAATCTTATCCACGCTGAATGGAAACTTTTTCATGTTGTCCAGTATTTTCAGCGTCTTTCCATTTTTGAAAGTTATTTTTAAGCTGTAAAATATCCCTGTTTGACTGATTACCGTTGTGAATGTTCCGCGTTCTTTTTTCTCACGGTGTTCAAATCCATGGGTTAAAAGCCAGTGAATAACGAATTCGCTGTCGAATCCTGCATTATGAAACCAGTGTGTGCTATTTTCATTTTTGAACCGTTCTATAAATCCGTCTAGTGTATTGCCATATTCAAACGTATTGAAGGGATCGTCGATAGTACAGCTTCCCCACGCCCACACCCGGCAATCGTTCGGGTCGGTGGTTGTTTCAAAGTCTGAACTATATACATTCACATTCTGCTACTCCACGCATTAATGACACGGGTTAATTTTTCAGCTTCGGAATAGTTCGGGTCTTTTGTGTAGTTATAAGTAATCGACACGATATCATCACTATAATACGCTTTCATGAATTCTTGTAAATCCATATTTTTTAATTTTTCTTGCAGTTCTTCAACTTCTTCCGGAACGATATCGCCATAAGCAGTAGAAAGGGAATCAATGTAATTCTGTTTTAATCGTTCATCCCTCTCCTGCCAATATTCCTCTTGCGCTTGTTGGTTATATCGAACAAGCAATTCTTGTAAATGCTTTTCATCCCGAATATCATTCGCGGTTAAATTGCGCGGTAACAGGGGGTCGAATTTCGTATTGCCAAGCCTTACAGCTTTCAAACTTCCTGCGATTGCACCTACCGTGTTTCCTGTCGGTCTTCCTGCCGTTGTGAATTCGCTTTCTAACGCTTCTCCATATCGTTCTTTTACTAGCCTGTTTCGTCGCATGATCGCTTCTTGTAATCTTCCGTAATCGCTCGCGGGTAAAAGCTTCTTTGTTTTACGGTTATAATAATATCGTGTTTTTGAAATCTTATTCTGTTCTTCAAGATATTTTTCAATTTGCTTTTTGCTATTAAATTCTTTTGGTTGTTTCGTTGGCAGAATCACGTCAAAGCCTTTGGCTTTAAGGCGTGACTGCTTCGCTTTAATCCTTCGGTTGGCCTGTTGGATTAACTGTTTGTCCTCCATAGAAATCTTAAATCGTCTAGGCATGTATAAACTCTACTCCCTTTCTGTATTCTGAAACCCCGCTTTTCCTTTTTTGCGTAATGAAGGATATCAAATATCGGGTAGAGGTTCGTTGCTTCGTTTAAACCTAGTTTATATTCCTTTGTAATTCTATTTTCATCTAAATATTCTTCAAAACTTTTTTGCGTCGCTTTGGATGTAAAAAAGAATAATAGATCGTCGCAGAAAATAGATTTATAAGAAATAAGGGTGCTTATATCTGAATCATGGATTGAGATATAGACACCCTTTCGCGTCTTCTTATTTATACTCGATTGCGACGCTCAAGAAACGATAACCGCGACGGCCTGTTTTTTCAACGATCTTCAGCGGTAACGGTTTCGCATACGGTGGCATACCGACAATTGGGAAAATCATTTTTAACGCGCTCATCATCCCTGTCGAGGTCGCGCCGTAGGTTTTTCCCTTATCATCGATCAGAATGACGCGGGTCTGAGGAATCATGTTTCCCTGTTCGTCTGCCATTTCCACGGTATGTGCGATTACGTCCGTGACGTTGATCACTTCATTTTTATGGTCTGCGATACGTTCATCCGTGTTGTTAATTGCGTTAAAAATTCTTGCTTTGTCCTTATCGTCCTGCGGTACGATAGAGCAATACATTGTTGTAACTTCGCCTGTTAATTCATCAATTGCAGTAGTTGTTTTTGTCATGACTTCGTTTGACATTATTCGTTACCTTTCTTTTCGTTAACTTCTTCTGTAATCAAATTAGGATTGCTTAGGAAATCCGAGGTGGGGATTGACGCTTTAACGGTAGCGCGAGTTGAATTGACGATAATATAATTATCATGTCCTAAGCGTTCCTCGATCGCCTTTCTCAAGGAAAAATCACTCTTGAATGCTCCGGGGATTGTAATTTTAAATGGGTCTTCAAGAATAACTCTTTCTGATTCAAGGTCGAATCGTGTGCTTTGTAATGTTACGGTTGTCACTGTTATGTGGTGTGTAATTCTTTCTGTCATGTTCTGTTTCTCCTTCTAGGGGTTCTTCCCCTATAACTATATTACCATAAGTACACTATAAAGTCAAATTAAAAGTAATTTAAAAAGTACAATTCAACTGTGTTATAATAAGGATAGGAAAGGAAGGTGCTTAAGCTATGGGAAGATGGACAGGGACAGAATTTGAAGAATTTCTAGATCGTTATTCAAGTTCTGAGCTGGACGACAACGGCAGAATCGCACTCCGTCAGGAAGCGCGCGACAAATGGTCAGAAACTGAAAATGAATTCGGCGAGCTGACTTCCAAAGTTGAAGACTTAAATGGTAAGTATACCGAAGCGACAAAGCTTAACTTTGAACTGTCTAAGCGACTACGGCCGGAAGGCAATGCTAAGAACAAAAACATGGCAGGCGAAGAAGAAAACGCCATGGAAAAATTAATCGCCAAAATTAAAGGAGAGTGAGAAATTACCTATGAAAGTAACGAATGAAGAAATTTTGAATGCTGTTCGTCAGGAAGCTTCCAGTGACTATCAGTCACACGTGCCGATGGCAACGGCAGAAAATCAAGTCTTAATCGGTCAGACGTTAACGACAAACCAGAGTTTACTGAATGAATTCGTGCGCTTGTTGAACCGTGTCGGCAGAACCATTATCGCAGATTACGAAGTAAAGAATCCGCTGGCAGAATTTATGATGGAGTTACCGTTTGGCGCGTCGGTTGCGGAATGGCAGGTCAACCTTGCGAAGGCGGAAGCGTATGACCCATATCTGGAAGGAAATGACCTTTACAAACTGAGAATTCCGGATGTTGCGGAGTTGTTCCATAACCGACGGATTGAAGAAAAATACCCGGCTACCTTATTTAAACCGGAAATCCGGAAGGCGTTCTTGACGGAATCCGGTATCTATGATTACTATTCCCGGATTGCTAAATCCCTGTATGACGGTGACCGTTTCGACATTTACAAGTATATGAAGGAACTTGTTTCTGAGGTCGCGGGAAAAGGTGGTTTCTATACGATTACCATTCCGGATATCAACAGTAAGGAAGCTGCGGAACAGGCCGCCGTTGAACTGCGGGCGATCTCGGGCATGATGGAATTCGTATCCACAAAATACAATAGCATGAAGCGCGATATGGCTACGCCGATTAGTGAACAGATTATTATCACGACCCCTCGCACGCAAGCCTACATGGACGTTAATGTTTTAGCGAATGCATTCCAGATGGACAAAGCGGAGGTTCTGGCGCGTACCGTTGTTATCGACGATTTCAACATGCCGGGCGTTCTGTTCGCGGTTGTTGATCGCCGTTGGTTTCAATGCTACTCAACCTATAAGGAACTGGCCGTCGCTGAAAATGCGTCGCAGGCGTACTTCAATATGTTCTGGCATCATCATAAAATCTTATCCACTTCTGCTTTCCGAAACGCGGTTCTGTTCGTTTCTGGTACACAGACAATCGACACCTACGCATTAACCCCGGCCACGGCAACCGTTGAAAAAGGTGGTTACTTGCAGGTTTACCCGATTGCAACCGGAGAAAACTATCCGTCCGCACGGTCAACGTATGCAATCGAAGGTCAGGTAAGCAAGAATACAGTCATGATGGAAAACGGCCTGTTAATCGTCGGCAAGGATGAAACGGCAAAGACGATTACCATCACTGGAACGTCGGAGGTCGACACATCTAAGACTGCTACTTGTGTAGTAACAATCGCGGGTAACTAATCATGCCGGGAATTTGTACCTGTAAGGCATGGCTTATCGCTGGAATCCCTCTTGACCGGAATGACCAGCACCAATTAATCTTTCAAAGCCAGTCCGCACAGCTTTCTTATTTTCAGGGAAAGGCCGTTGCTCAGATGGTGGACGCGCAGTATATTAAGAAAGACCGGGTGTTGTCGTTTGATCGGGAGGTTGACGGAGTAGACAGTGCAAACTATTTGTTGTTTAAGAATGAAGATTTTGACGGTCGCTATTACTTCGCATATATTGTCGATAAAGACTATACGAATCCGAATGTTACAAGCGTTGTCTTTGAGATTGATTCATTCCAAACCTATATGTTTGATATTGAATATTATTCCAGCTTTGTTGAGTACGAACACACAGGCAGTGATGAGTTATTCGAGCACCTGTTAGTCAACAATAGTTTACCCACAGGACCGATGGTTGCCCGGCAACAGGACGGCTGGAGTGAAGTGGCAGAAACACGAACTCTGGTAGCAGTTTCCAAAAAATACAAACCGGAATATCAACCGGAAAGCTATGGACCAGAAACGGAACGGCAGATCGGCGGGTCGATCGCAAACGTATTTTCAGGAAATGCTTACTATGCCTTTAATGATGACCAGACCGAAGCAATCAAAGAACTCGTTAAGTCGATGGATGCAAAAGGATGGGGCGAAGCGATTTCTAACGTCTGGATGTGTCCTGCGTTCACCGTTGGCGGGGCTGGAAGTGGGGCTTTAATCACTAGTCTGCCTGAACAGAAACTAACGAAAAGCGTTGCGATCAATACTTCCGATATTGACGGCTATACACCACGAAATAAGATTCTGTTCAATTATCCTTATAACTATCTGATTGTATCAACCCAGAATGGACAGTCTGCGGAGCTTCGCTATGAGTTATTCAAGGGAGGATCGTGTGAATTCCAAGCCGTAGGCACACCGCATTGCCCGGCGCAGGTTCGGTGTACGCCATTAAACTATGCCGGACAGATGGCAAACTTTGACGCTTCAATTGTCCTCAGTGGATGGCCGACATGTACTTGGAACAATGACGCTTTCGCGAACTACCTAGGACAAAATTATAACTCCCTTTTAATGGGTGGAATTGTTGAGGGCGCAAAAGCTGTCGCAGGAATCGGATTAATGGCGGTTAATCCTGCACTCGGGGTTGTTACGGCAACCAGCGCGGGTATGGGTGTAGCAAGCACGCTGGCAGACCTTGCGGACAGATCGAACCGACCGCCTGTCAGTAACGGACAGACCGGAACTGGCGCGTTAAATATGGCGAATAACTTCATGACCTTTGGGTTCTATCCGATGACGATTACGGCAGAATTCGCGAAAGTGATTGATGATTGGTACACCTGTTACGGATATCCGACAATGCGATACAAAAAGCCGAACCTGTTCAGTCGTTCTAACTTCAATTATGTTAAGACAAACGGAATCCACTTTGGCGGTAATATTCCATCGGAACATAGAGAGAGAATTGCGAGAATGTTTAACAATGGCGTTACTTTGTGGCATGACGGCGCGACAATGTACCGATATGACTTAGATAACGAGGTGACCGGAATTGTCGAGGAATAAAAGAAATAAGCGGTTATTGCTTAACGGTGTAGAATACACAAATATTGCGACGATTCAGGATATATACAATATGCTATATGAATATCTTGTAAACTTGATCGCGTTGGAGAACTTGCCAGATGGGATATCGGAACGTTATTGTTTGCAAGTCCTGATCGAGCAGGGTTGCCTGTGCTTCTATCGTAACATTGCCCTGAATAAGCTGGTTGCCCTTTATGCGTCCAACATAGCCGAGGAGGATATCTACGGTGACCCGCAGTTAGTGGTCACGACTTCCCGGAACGGTTTAATTCATGATGAAGTCAAAGTCCCGGAAGATGGCGTACTGGTATGGGCGAATAAAACAAGAATCCCGATTGTCTATCGTGTCAACATGTATGCTTCCAGATTGTTTCAGATTAAGCGGGCACTGGATATCAATATATCTCAGTTTAAAATTCCGCGTGTCTTGTCTGTTCCAAAATCTCAGGTACAAACGGTACTGAACTTGATTAACCAATTAGACGAAAACCGACCTTTCCTTGTCGTTGATTCCGGCTTAAGCGTTGACAATTGGTCAGTATTAGCAACGGATGTCCCCTCGCATGTAACGGAACTGATTGACGCATGGAATCAGGAATTGAATTCTTTCTTTAACTGGATTGGTATTAGTTCAAAGTCAGAAAAGAAAGAACGCCTTGTTACGAATGAAGCCTTTTCAAGTAATGAACCAGTGATTTCTGCCCGGCGTTTTATCTTCGGTGAAGTTGAATCCTGTCTTGAGCGAGTGAATGAGAAGTTCGGAACAGATATCCAAGTAAAATTTACTACGGATTGGAGCATGGACGCCTTCGATTACCTTAAAAATTTAGTCGATACGGAAAGCCCTGACAATCTGGGAGGGGATGTAAGAAATGGCTAAATATACATTGACTTTAGACACTCTTTCAAAATACGTTTGGAACGCTACCGGAAACACACCACCTGGCTCAAAGAAAGACCGCTTGCAAGCGTTGATCACATGGTTAACCTTAAATGAAACAGATGCTTATCCGATTGAAGTCGAAAACCATCGTCAGGAATTGAACATAAAAATATTGAATCATTACTGGTGGTATGAAATCGGCGTTGAAACTCCGCAGTTATTCCGTGATCGACTGCTTGCCAAACTCAATGAGATTATGCCTTATTATAACCAACTTTACGCGTCAGAGTTGATCAAGATCGACCCGATCAATCCGATCGATTACACGGAAACGACCGATCGAACCTTGAAAAATCAACATCAAGACGATAGTAAAGAGGACACAAAAAGTACAGGCACAAGCGAAACGCACGGTAGCACGACACACAATGATTATCCAAGATCGCAAATTTATCCTGATCGCGATTATGCGACATGGAGGGATTACAAAGAGGAAAATTATGATGGTAGTTCTACGGGTGACAGGACATTAAATAACGTCGGAAATTATCTGGATGATGAAGATATTACAAAGACACGCAAAGGAAACTTGCAATTCAGTCAACAAACCTTATTAACGCAATTCAGGGCAACGTTTCTGAATATCGACATGCAGATTATAGATGAACTCTATGACCTGTTCATGCTTATATACTAGGAAGGGGTGAAATAATGGATAAACAAGTACCAGTAACAAAACTGCCCGACTATGTGTCGCCTTTAAAAACAAGTACGAACATCCCTGTTTATACACATGTCGTACCCCTTGTTTTAGAGGATACTATGCAGATGTGGGAACAGTTTAATATTCTCGTGGCGGACTATAACAAACTGGTTGATTATTACAATAGCCTTGTGGAGTATACCAATACGACAAAGGACGCGTTAACCGATGAATTCAACAAGTTCAAGGAAGATTTAGTCGAAACCCAGAATAAGTTTATGGCTGACATGGCCGACGCTTGGAACAAACAGCAGGCCGATTATGAACAGTTTAAAAACGACGTTCATATTGCGATTCAAAACTTTATTACAGAAATGGAAGGAAAGTTCAACGACTTTACCACTTCTGTTAATGAGCAAATTAAAGCGTTTGAAGCCGAAGTCCGACAGGCAATCGCAGACCATAACCAAGAGGTTGATGATCGCTTAACGGCTCAAGATACAAAGATTCAGGATTTCATCGGCAAAATGAATCATGACTTTGAACAGTTTAAAAACGATGTCAACCAGACTATTTCCGTAATGCAGGAACAGATTCAGGATTTCATTACAGAAATGAACACTTGGAAAACTGAATTTATTACCGAGTGGAATACATGGAAAACGAACACGGAAAACGACCTGAACGAGTTCAAAACCAATTTAACCACGGAATGGACGAATTATAAAAATCAGATGGACGCTGATTTTGCAACGTTCAAAACGCAGATTCAAAGCCAGTTTGAAGCATTGGAAACCAGCCTTTGGGCGGATTATACCCGGTTGAAAGCTGAATTCACGGAAATGTGGAGCTGGATTAAAAACGCGAGTGAAGACAATTCAACGTTGTATTTTGATGAAGCCGGGCATTTTAAAGTCAAGGTCAAAGCTCCGATTTCCGTCGACCCGGCAACAGGCAATATTCAGATGGATGTCAAAGCCGATGGCGGTTTAATCACGGATGAAAATGGAAATCTCATGCTGAACTTGAACAGCACTTTAGAAATTGATTCACAAGGAAAATTAGGTACAGTATTAACCTATGAGGAGGTCACTAATGGCTAGTAAAATCGTACAGTTGAAAAACAGCGCAGGCGAAGAATTAAATCCAATTCCTGCTTTAGCTTCACCGACAAGAACCGGGGGCGTTATGCCGGAAACGAAAACCTCAGCTATGACACAGGCTGTCGGCATGGATTCAACAGGAAAACTGTTTACGACACCCGCGCCGTCGGACTTAACGTATGAAGTTGTGGAATAGGGGATTTCTTTCCCCTTTCCTTATTCAATAGAAAGGAAAATTTTATGGATAAAAATATTTTCTTGAAAAATTCTTCGGGTGAAACACTGAATCCTGCAACGAGTTCGTTAAAAGTAACAGCCTTTTCTGCAAGTAGTTTAAATAATTACACGAATTTAGTCGTCTACCTTCCACACGGACTTATAGAATTTAATGTTTATGGTAAATCGCAACAAGACAACGTTTATAGTATAACAATCGGTTTACCTGATGATACGCGAAAAAAACTTTATGCTATGTTCGGGGAAATTTTGAGAACTGGAACAGGCGTAGCTAAAAATAACGGTAATTCAGAAACTTATATGTTTACTTATAACTTAGCTATTGGCTCAACCTCAGGAACGCTACTTATTAAATTAAACAAACCAATTACAATCTTAACGACTTCCACGATTACTTTCACAACGAATCTAAATAAATTCGTGACACCTTCAGCGCTAGGGGTATTAGATGGAACAGATACTAATGACACTCAGCCTGTCCATATTGATGGTGCAGGAAAATTATGGACAGCCCCGGGCGGTGGAACGGAAATAACGATTGACCCGAACGGAGGGTTACAAAATACCCCAAATGGTTTATCCATTAAGGGCGATTCAACAGCGCAAGGTGGACCAGGAATTGTCACAGGTTCAACAGGCACATACACTCCTATTAGTTCGGATGGTAAACGAGGGTCGATTATCGGTGTTAGTAAAACAGATCAACAGACCGAAGTCGTCGGTATTGGTCCGGATGGCAAACTGTATACAAAGCCGATCGGAGGAACTGGGGATATTGAAATTGACCCGGCCGGGGGTTTGGAAAAGGGTTCGGCGGGCTATGGCCTTATGCTTGACGCAAAATCTGGTTTGAACGTTGATGAAGATGGGTTGAAGATTAAACCGGATACGGCAGGAAGGGGAAGCGGATTATATGTAAGCACAGCAGGAATTCGTGTATCACAATCTACTAATAATACACTAGGTGGAATCGTTGGCACGGCTTCTACCTCGACTCAGACGGAAGCTGTAGGTATAGACGATCAAGGAAGACTTTATACTAAAGAAATTTGCGATAACGTTCTATTTGTTGGAATAAACGCCCTATACGTTGACGCTGTAAACGGTAATGATACTAATAATGGGTCTAGTTCCGCGCCATTTCAGACGTTACAACATGCTTTCAATAGTTTCCCAGATTTTTTAGAAACTGCACAAGTTTATATTATCGGTGATTATGGAAGTGGGGCTAATTTTTGGACTTTCAAAAAACACGCTAAAGAATTACAAATTATCGGTGACAGTTTAGATAAAACGAATATCTTAAAAGATGGGATTATTGTATATAATACATCAAACGTTATCTTTAGTTATTTAAAATTACAATCACAAATTGTTGTAGAGCTCAAACAACCTAATTGGCGAGTACACTTTAATGTTTGCGATATTAATCAACAGTACACAGCTGAAACAAAATCAGAGAATTGTTGTGTTGTAAAGGATTCTACTGTTCGGTCTTCAATAGGATCTATTACTGCGGTTGGAAATAACTTAAATTGGCATTGTTTCGCGCTATATCATGGGTTAGCAAATTTAATCATTATCCCTAAACTTGGGGATAGTGATTGCACTGGAGGTATTGAAAAATACATTAATATTTCCGGTTATAACAATGGCTCAATCAAAGATGGGGATTTCATTGTTAATAGCTCGCAAATAACTTTCCCAACTGCAAAATATCTGTATTCTTTGAAAAATATCTTTGATATGAGTCACCCGCAACCAATTAGAACACAGACATGGGCTATTAGTCCAGCTTCGCCAAAAATCAGTAATGCTATCGGCTTTAATGTAAAGGCTGTAATGACCGGAACAGAAGGTAGCGCATTAAATGTCGCTGGCTACTTAACTCTTGGCCAAGATTTAAACAAAGCCAATGTTAATGCCCTAGGTACAGCGACTGCGTTTAAAGGAAACTTTAATGGTATTGGTTATGCTTCATTCGATGGCGTTATCAGTGTCGCATATATTGAAATTACCACGTCTGGGACAGTAAATATGCAATTGCTAACGAATAACACGGGTACTGTTACAGCTGGCACTTCATTTACAATTCAGGCGAATTCCAATCTTGGAGGACTTGCATAATGAAACATCTTCTCTATCAAATTAAAAGCGTTCCAGTAAATACGATCATTGCGGGGGTGGGCGTTCTGCTCACTTCCCTCTTTGGCTCGCTGGACACCCCTCTGAAAGTTCTTCTGTGCTTTATGGCTTTAGATATTCTGACTGGAACAGGTCAAGCGTTCATTAATAAAAATGTCAATTCTTCATGGGTATCTGGCATTTTCAAAAAAGCCGGGATTCTTGTCTGCGTGATTATCGGCGTTCAGCTGGACGCAATGACAGGTCAGACTAACATCTTCCGAGCTGGCGTTTGCTATTTCTTCGTCAGTAATGAAGGGATATCCATCCTTGAAAACTTAGGAAAAATGGGTGTAAAACTACCAGCATTTCTGACTGACGCTTTAGAACAACTACAAAATAAGGAGGAAGTAAAAAATGAAAATCATTGATATTTCATCCCATAATGGTTACATTGATTTTGAAAAAGTCAAAGCCGATGGTGTAGAGGGTGTTATCATCCGGGCAGGTTATGGCGTTCAAGAAGATAACAAAGCGGTACAAAATATTCAAGGATGTGTCAAAGCTGGACTACCTTTTGGTTTATACCTTTATTCCTACGCTACCACGGAAAACAGTGGATATGAAGAAATCGAATTCATGCGCGAATTTATTCGCAAATATGACCTTTACCCGGAATTGCCTGTCTATATTGACATGGAAGATGCAGACAATTATAAACTGAATAAGGGTAAACCGTTATCGAAATTCCCTCAACTGTATACTAACATCTGTAAAAACTTCTGTCGGGAAATTCAGAATGATGGTTTTTACGTTGGTATCTACGCTTCCGAATCCGTTTTTAAAAGCATTTTAAAAATGGAATATTTAGAACCTTATGATTTATGGGTGGCGAAGTGGTCATCGAACAAACCGACTGTCCGACATAATTTATGGCAGTATTCCAGTGATGGTAAAGTTAACGGCATTGCCGGGCGCGTTGACATGAACCAAAGCAAAATTAATTTCCCTGAAATCATCAAAGCAAGAGGTTTGAACAAATGGGTAACAGAATCTAAAGTAGATATCATGATTAATCAAGTGACGTTATCTCAGGTTGATGCCTTGTCTGATATGGGATTCGATATCACTATTCTGTAATGGGGATTTTACCGGGGTTTGAAAAATCATGCCCCGGTCTTTTTTAAAATCCTTTTCAACAAAAGATAAAACTGAAACGTTCCATTAAAAATAAAGTCGATCGAAAAAATTTTTAGAAAGGAGTTCTTATGCCCTCAATTGAATTTGAAAAAAAATCTGAATCAATCTATTACAATTCAGATAAATTATGGTCACGAAACAGTGTGTTTAATTACGTTATCGGAACACGAGGTGACGGAAAGACCTACGACGCAAAGAAACGAATGGTCAAGCTATGGTTAAATAAGCGTAAAGAATCGATCTATCTGCGACGGTATAAAAGCGAGTTGAAAAAAATTGATACTTTTTTCGATGATATAGCGAATGAATTCCCCGACCACAAACTGGAAGTCAAGAATAAGAAATTTTATTGTGATGATGAATTTTTTGGTTTTGCCGATCAGCTCAGCACCTTCGGTCAAGTCAAGGGTGCAACCTTTCCGAATGTTGATTTAGTCGTGTACGATGAATTTCTAATCGAAAAAGGTTCAAAAATGCTTTATCTTTCATTTGAGGGAGATGCGCTCATGAGTTATTGCAGTTCGATCTTCAGAAAAAGAAAAGGTGTGAAAATGATCGCGCTTGGAAACTCAACATCTCTCATTAACCCGCATTTCAGCTATTGGCAGATCATCCCCGATCTAACCAAGCGGTTCAACACGTTCAAAGAAGGTTTGATTACGGTCGAGAAATTCACAGCTACCGCTTACGCTGAAAGCTTGGAAGAAAGCGACTTTGGAAAGCTTCTTCTTATGTCACCGTATGGCGCTATGGCAGTACGAAACGAATTCGCAGAAGAAAAGAATAGCTTTATGGGTTCAAAGCCAAAGAACGCGATTTATTTCTTCGGTTGTTGCTATCAAGGGCAGGACATAGGGTTCTGGATTGACTACAAAAACTATTACATTTATGCGTCAACCAGCGTTGACCGGACACAACCGCCTTTCTTTTCCATGACAAGCAATGACCACTCAAACAATACAATCCTTTATCTTAAGGGCGCAGATAAATTTTACTTCCCTCGAATCGTAGCAAGCTATCAAAACGGCGGGTTAATATTTGAAAACCCCTATATCAAGGGGTTAGTTTTAAGTATTCTTCAAACGTTCTCTATTCGTTGAATTCGAGTAGCAACAGTTGCTCATAATTCATTTTATCTGCTTCTTTGATCAATAGCCATGCTCGACGGCTAGTTACCTTATTATCAATTAAGCCAGCTTCTTCTTTCACCTCCATATTTTCGCAGTACCAACCAAGGCCGATACAATAGCATATCAATTCTTGTAACGCTTCTTGATCAAGCTTGCGCCACTTGGTGTTAAGAAAATTTCCGTTGTGTAGAATTTTCACCATTTTCAACTTCCTCCCGCATTTCCTTGACAAAATCAATAACGTCAGTAATACCTTGTTTATCTAAATTCTCATCAAACATTTCAATAAACGGTTTCGCGTCTATGAGCCACGCTTGCATGGCGTAATAGAGAACCTCGATATCTACGATAGCATTCAAATTAAAATACCCAACTGTCTTCATGTCCATTAAAATTTCATTCAAATTTTCCATGATTGCGATAATTAATTCATTCTGCATAATTTCTTTTTATCCTTTCTAAGCATTCATCAAAGCTTTCCAACCGGGTTAATCCGACGTTCAATTCCTGAGCCATATCTAAATTCGATGCCACTTCGATCTTGTCTTGCTCGTCAAAATGATCATTCAGAAGAACCCCGGAATAAATCAAGGGTGCAATTGCTCCAACCAGTGAGCGGTTCATTGCGATCATATAAGCAAGAATGTCTTCATCTGCTATCTTCTTATTCATTTAACAATTCCTCGAATTCTTTGTAGAAATCCATATTAGATGGATTAATGACATGCCATACCATAGATTTCTTCCCATTAAATTCATCAAACGCCGATAACCCCTCGCCCTCAATTAATAGATTCGTACTCATATCGATATAGCCTAACTCTTTTGAATCCTTAACTTTCGATACGATTTCAATGCGTAGCTTCTCGCCTATGTCAACCCGCTTAATTTGCGTGTTTAGGATTCCGTATTCCGTTTCTAACTGCGCTTGTCTTTCCTTGATAAAATTCAAATGTAATTCAACTGCCTTCTGATAAATGTTCATTTTAACACCCTCTCAATGAATCAATCAATGACCCATCCTTTCTAAAGTAACTAAATGTTAATTCACGCTTTGACCCGCAATACCAAACGATCGATTCTACCCGCGCCCCGATACACACTGAACCATCATATTCCATGTCATTATGAATGACAATTGAAATACTTAACACCTGAGCGCCTGTAATTGTTGATAATCTTTTATGCTCGCTTAACGCCTTTTCAATCATCGTGTATTGATTCATTCTCATTTCCTCCGTTTAAATTATTTCATCAATCGTTAAATCATCGTTAAACCAAACAGTAGTTGTATAAGGATCGATGGCAACATGCATATCGTTTTCATAAATATCAAGAACAGATTCACATTGTACGACGTAACCGGAGTGTCTTCCTAAATTAAACTTTACGTCGATAGATCGGAACGAATATTCATAATTCTTATACTCGTCTTCAATCTGTGCTTCATGTGCGATCAATGCTTGTTGGATTAAAGCTTTCTGAATTTCCATCATATTTTAGTACCTACCTTTCCCACTACTAGTATACCACTTCCACAAATAAAAGCAACACTTTATTTCAAAATGTGCTGTTATTTTTTTCACAAATAGGATAGCGACAGATCCTATGTTTCACGTGAAACCCTGTCCCTCTCGGCTATGGCAGGCTATGGCCCGCTACCCTCCACGCCCGCACTGCTCGTTTGAGTACGCCATGCAATG